AGTATGACCCAGCGGATTATGCTGGCTCAGCAACAGTTACAAATGGCCCAATCGGCGCCCGAGGTGTATAATCTCAAAGAAGCTCACCGCAGAATGCATGTAGCTATTGGGACTAAAGATATTGATACGTTGTTGCCACCTGATCCAAAACCTATGCCGAAGTCTCCAGCACAGGAGCATGCTGGTGTGATGATCAATGAAAAATTGCAAGCGTTCCCTCAACAGAATCATGATGCGCACATTGAGGCCCACATAATCTTCTTGCAGAATCCAATAGTTCAACAGAACCCAGATTATTATACTAATCTTGTGCAGGATATCATGAATCATATCGGCCATAAAGCGCAAGCGATGGCTGAACAGCAGATTCAACAGGCAATGGTTTCGGGAAAAATCCAGGAACAGCAGGTCCAGCAAGTTCTTCTGACAATGAAGGACAGTATTGAAGCGCAGATGATGCAACAGATTAGTCAAAAGATGACTCCTCCTCAACAGGAAGATCCAATGACCAAAATGCATCAACTTGAAATGCAGATCAAACAACGAATTGAGGAAGAAAAGGCGAATATCCAGAAACAGAAGTTGGATTTGGACCGCCAAAAAACAATTTTAGCTGAAGAAACAAAACGTCTAGGAATAGATGCGAAGCAACAATCCGACAATGAAAAAGTCGCGCAGCAGAGAGAAGCGGAGTATTTGAGGTCTGATACAGAAGATGTCAAGGCATATTCTAATTTAGTCAAAGAAGCCGCTAAAAATGACATGGAGCTTGAAAAGGTTGCCATGCAAGGCGAAATGAAAATGGCAGAAAACGCTATGAACAACGCCATAGGTCAAATGAGTATTATCACAGGACATGTGAATGATTGATTTTGCAGAGAAGTTGTTAAAAGGAATCCGGGAAGATAAACAAACCCGTGAAGCATACCTCATCAATGGAAACATTGATAGTATGGAGAAATACAAATCCACCGTAGGAGAATTGACGGGCTTGTCCCTTGCGGAGGAGAAAATAATAAGCCTGCTTGATGAAATGGAGAGAAAAGATGGGTGAACCAGTACCAGATCGTGTATTGAACTTCGGCAGTAATACTCCCAAAGCCGCAACAGAAGAGAAAGTATTGACTCCGGAAGATATGACGGAATCGCAAGTTGACCAATTACCAGAACCCACGGGTTTTCGTATTTTGATTCTTCCTGTCCAAGCTGAGAGGAAGACCAAAGGCGGCATACTTCTTTCAGATAAGACTGTGGAACGTGAACAATTGGCTACTGTTATTGGCCAAGTATTGAAAGTAGGTCCGGATGCATATTCGGACGAGACACGTTTTGCATCCCCTTGGTGTAAGGAAGGCGATTATGTTTTGTTTGGACGCTATGCAGGAGCCAGAATTCCCATTGAGGGAGGAGAAATCCGGATACTCAATGACGATGAGATTTTGGCGCTTGTCAGTAATCCAGAAGTTATTTTGAACACATATCAATAGGAGTTGATAATGGGAACTAACGCAGCAGAAGAAGAAGCGGTATATGAGTTAGAGGAGGGGGCGAATGATGATGATTCAACACTTCCAGATTACAATCAAGGGTCAGATCAAAATTTAGATACGATTCAGGAAGAGCCAGCAGCGGAATCGACAGAAGATCCAGCGGCGGAAACTTCTAACAACGATGTAGAGGAGTACGGAGAAAAGGTACAGAAACGTATCAAAAAATTGACCCGTAAACTTCGTGATGCAGAACGTGAGCGAGATTCTGCGTTCCAGTACGCCCAAGGAGTCCAGCATGAGATGCAGACTCATAACCAGCAACTACGGGGCCAGATGGAGAACCGCACTGACCAATTATTTGATCAGTACACCCAAAATGTTGATACTAAACTTGATTCCGCTAAAATCAAATATGTGAAAGCGCATGAAGATGGTGATGTTACTGCAATGATGGGGGCCCAGGAAGAAATTGCCCAGGCTTCGGTTGAGAAAGAAAATCTTCGCCGAGTAGCGGTTAAGCGCGGAAACAAACCTCCGCAACAGTTTGCGCAGCAACAACAAGCCACTATGAATCCGCAGGTTCAGCAACAACAGTTTGCGCAACAGGCGCAACAGGCGCAACCGGATGAAGGGGCCGAATCGTGGGCCGAGGAGAATGAATGGTTTGGGTCAGATAAAGTAATGACGTATGCTGCCATGGGACTTCACAGAGATTTGACAGAATCAGAAGGTATTGACCCGAAGTCCGATCTGTATTATAATGAACTTAACAAGCGTATGAGAGAATCTTTCCCTCATAAATTTGAATCACAAAGCAACGGTAATGAAAACGGCCAAACAGCTAAGCCCAATCAAACCGTAGCTGGTGCTACGAGGTCCCGACAGCCCTCACAAAACAAAAAAGTCAGACTCACACAGAGCGAGGTCAGAATGGCCAACAGACTAGGTGTGCCTTTGGAAGATTATGCCAAACACGTTAAAAGAGGTAATTAAATCATGACTGCTGCTAATAGAACTAAACGTTCAAATGACACCCGAGATTCAGAAACTCGCAAGAAAGTATGGCAACCGCCTTCAACTTTAGATGTCCCACCTGCCCCTGATGGTTTTATATATCGGTGGATTCGGGAGAGTATGAACGGAAAAATGGACGTTCAGAACATGACCAAAAAGTTGCGAGAGGGTTATGAACTTGTGAAACCTAATGAGGTTCCTGGGTTTGAAGCCCCTACCATTCAAGACGGCAAACATGAAGGTTATGTCGGCGTTGGTGGACTCATACTAGCCAAGTTCCCTGAGGAATTTGCAGAACAGCGAGATGCTTATTATCGGGGAATGGCCGATCAACAGCAAGAAGCTATTGATAATGATTTGATGAAAGAGAGTAATAAAGCAATGCCTCTAGATAAGAGAAATATCAAGAGGAGCAGCGAAACTACTTTCGGAAATCCTGTAAGTAACGATGATTAAATTTTTCTTTTAAAGGAGTGTTATTATGGCTAATGTAGATAGCCCAAATGGTTTTACTCCAGTGCGTCACCTCACTGGCGGTACTATCCGTCAAGAGGAGTATGGCATCACCAGCGAGACTGCTGCTGCGATGTTTTCTGGCGATCTGGTGATTCTGGATTCTGATACAGGCAATCTTACGGTTGCTGGCGCGGCTTCCGCTGCAGTATTGGGTGTTTTCATGGGATGTTCGTATACCGATGTGGCTGGCGAACCCAAGTTCAGTAAGCATTGGCCCGCTGCTCAGGCTACCTCAGGTGGCGTTGATGCAATTGGCTATGTTATTTCTGATCCTAGTGTTGTGTTTTCTGTACAGCACGATGGCACTGGAGCAATCACTGGCAACGGTGCTTTGTTTGACTTGACAGCTACCGCTGGTTCTACTGCCAATGGCCGTTCTAATCAAGAAATTGATACCAGCGCCAGTACAGTTGACCTGCTTCGTCAAGTTGGTTTGGTAAAACGTCCTGACAACGCTTGGGGCGCTAATGCCGAAGTTGAAGTTGTCATCCACAATCATATTCTGGCACCTGCTGCTGGCGTAACCGCACCTAGCGCATAAGGAGATAACTAATGGCTATTAATCGCGCACAATTGGTAAAGGAGCTTGAGCCGGGTCTCAACGCTCTGTTTGGTATCGAACAGAAAAGATACGAAGACGAGTGGAAGGAAATCTTTGATACAGAGAATTCTGACCGAGCGTACGAGGAAGATGTTCTTCTGTCCGGTTTTGGTAATGCCGCAACTAAGGGAGAGGGCGCTGGAGTTTCTTATGATTCCGCGCAGGAAGTCTGGACTGCTCGCTATCAGCACGAGACGATTGCTCTTGCATTTGCTCTCACTGAAGAGGCAATTGAGGATAACTTGTACGACAAACTGTCTACCCGTTATACTAAGGCACTGGCTCGTTCTATGTCACACACTAAGAACGTTAAGGGTACTGCAATTCTCAACAACGCGTTCAACAGCTCGTTTGCTGGCGGCGACAGCGTAGAGCTTTGTGGAACTCACAGCCTTCTGAATGGTACTTCTACCGCTAATGAGCCATCTACGGCTGCTGATCTAAATGAGACTTCCCTAGAGAATGCTCTTATTGATATCAGTAAGTTCACAGATGACCGTGGTCTCAAGATCGCTGTCAAGGCCCGTAAGTTGATCGTACCTTCTGATTTGGCATTCGTTGCACAGCGAGTCCTGAATAGTGAAGGTCGCGTTGGAACTGCAGACAACGATCTGAATGCGATCAAGACTATGAGTGTCATTCCTGAAGGGTTCGCCGTGAATCATTTCTTGACTGATGTCGATGCTTGGTTCATTAAGACCGATGCTCCAGATGGAATGAAGCATTTCAACCGTGTCAGCATGTCTACGGGCATGGAAGGTGATTTCGAGACAGGTAACGTTCGTTACAAGGCTCGGGAGCGCTACAGCTTCGGCTGGAGTGATTGGCGTTCCGTTTACGGTTCACCTGGCGCTGCGTAAGTAGTGATAGAGTGGTGATTTCAGCCCCCTTAATCGGGGGCTGATTTTTATTTGTACCACATCCATTTGCGATGTCCTACTCCGGTTATTCGTTTCCATCCTTTTGATTCGCAATATCCTCGTTCAGTCATCCCTTCGGGTCTTTTTTGGACTTTGTACCTAGAGATTCTGATTTTGAAATCAGTCCACCAATAATCCGGGACTGTTATTCCTTCATCAATAAACCCAGCGTGACTGAAAACATCCCCATTGCCCCATCT